TCTTCATTGATCTCGCGGGCGATCTCGTTTAGTGGGCGGTGCGTCATGTTTCGGTGCTCCAAGTTAGGCGATGCGGACGGCGGCGATCCGTCCTGATCTGGTGTAAATGATGCCGACCCCCTGCGCATAGCAGGCGAGCCACTCGCGGGCGTCCCGCGTAGTCATTGCGCGATGTTCAAAACGGTCGCCTTCTGAATCGATGATGACGGCGCGATATGGGCTAACGGCGCGGTGGATCAGTTTGCGGATTGTTCTATGCATGTCAGTTACTCCAATTCAGTAGTCAAGTTTCCACCGGTAACCGGCGGCTTCGTTTTTTGCCACTAGCGCGGCGGCGGCTTCGTCCGTTATCCCATGATCCGCAGGCGTACAGGCGGCGCGTCCGTCCTGAGTTACCCACGGGTCGTGAATCCACTCACCGTCGGGGGTTTCGATCAAGTACGCAGGCAACAGAACGCCGGTGTCGGGGTCCATGAATCCGTTGGAAAACAGTTCGATTCGCGGGGGTTTGTTTATGCCGCCATAGGACAGTTCCATATCGATGTAATCGTGGAACATCCGCGCGAATGCGTCCCCTTCGTCGGACGTAAAGAAAATCCCTGCGACGGCGCCATCAGTAACCCCGAGGGCGTCCTGTACTGCGCGGCATGCTGCGTTTAGCGCGGCGTCAACTAGTGCGGCTTTATTGGCTTCTTTCACTTCAATACCTCTTTAATGAATTGGGAAACTTCGCGGGCGTCGTCCGTATGCCCCTGATCAGTAGCCGGCGGATTTAACGCCGCGCGCGGCGGCCCCGATTGCTCGCTTGATGTCATCAGTCAGCGCGTCGTTGCCGTGCCAACGTCCGGTGGTTTCGTTGTAGTCATAGGCCCGCATGATCGCGGTTTGAGTCAGCGCGCAGGGGCCGCTGGTGACGTAGTCAATCCCACGGTCAATATCGGAGAACGCGACAGTCCCATCCGATAGCTGCGCGGCGCCTATCCGTTGCCCATGGGTCGTGTAACCACGGCCTGTATTGAACGCTAGGGTTTTGATCGTTTGCATGTTTGACACTCCGAAGTAGATAAAGGGTTAGCGAGAACATCGATTCTCTTACGTGTACAGGGGCAAAAACCGACAGTTACAACCCACGGTTGGACAATTCGCACAAAACCAGGGTTTGTACTGAGAACAGGACGCAACAAGTTGTCGTGGCTAGACAACGGATCAAACAACGGCAAAGCCCCGCATTCGCGTCCACTTCGGATAACTAGGTCGTCCGTTTGACAGCATCCGATCACGGGTCCATCGATTGACACGGCAAACAATGCCGCCCCGATGCGTGGGACAAACGATGTTGTCCTCGCTGCCCTCGCTGCCCTCGCTGCCCTCGCTGCCTTCGCTGCCTTCGCTGCCCTCGCTGCCTTCGCTGCCTTCGCTGCCCGCTCTCGCCGCGATGGCCGAGCTAGCGGCAAATCCTGCCGTCCGGGCCGGGCTCCGGGCCGACCCCCACCCACCCCCCACCCCCCTGTCCGCGGCTGGCGCGGTCGCGCCGCCACGAACACTGTTTGTCACCCGCTCCACCCACTTTGTAAAACCTCATACACAAAGTACCCCCCTACCAAAGCAAAACGCGCCCCCATCCCACTATTACAAAAATTTGCTAATCTTTTTGTCTAACGCTAAACTCAAACGCATGGGTATACTCAACCACCTCGCCAGCTTTGAGCCGGACGTTACCGAACCCGGTGATTTCAAGCCGCTCAAGAAAGCGCAGCCTAACGAAGTGCTGTCGGCTCAGTACGCCACTGCGGACTGGCTGGAGAAGTTGGGGGTGACGCCTGATGAAGAGATCGTAGACGGCCTGGAGACTTCCAGCGCACGCGAAGCTTTTCAGGCGATGGTGACGGTTACCGACAACGAAAAGAAGAAGGAAGCGCTTGTTGAGCTGAAGACGCCCCTAGCGGTGCGCCAGTTAACGGGTATGCTCACCGCATATGACTGGGAGTTTGTGCAGCAGGCTAAAGAGTTGCGCGGATATACGGTCGCCAAGATCCTTGAAGAGACAACAAGCAATAACCCAAACATCCGGCTAAAGGCATTAGCACTATTAGGCAAGGTAACGGAAGTCGGGCTATTTACTGAAAAGATCGAAATCAAGAAAAACGACATGTCGGACTCCGAGTTGGAGACGCGCATTAAAGAAAAGCTTAATCGCTTTATGCAGGTTGTCGATGTTGTTGACGTAAATGAATCCCAACAGCTTCACGACGCTTAGTAAGGCCGAGTTGCAGGCGCTCCAGCGGGCGCTGCCCCACATGTCCACCAAGGACAAGATGGAACTGTTCGAGGATTTGCAGATCCGCGAGCATCGCGCGCGCCTAGGGGCGGCAAAAACTTCCATGCTGGGGTTTGCGACCGCGGTATATCCTGGCTTTAAGGTGGGCGCCCATCATAAAAAGCTGGCCAAGATCTTCGAGGCAGTTCTTGCCGGTGACAAAAAGCGCGTGATTATCAACATCGCGCCCCGTATGGGTAAGTCTGAGTTCTCATCCTACCTGTTTCCTGCCTATTTTTTGGGCAAGTACCCCGAGAAGAAGATCATCATGGGTACGCACACGGCGGGTTTGTCGGAAGACTTTGGTCGGCGCATCCGAAATTTGATCTCCGGCGAGGAGTACGCCGAGATTTTCCCCCAAACGGGCGTGGCAGAGGACCAGAAGGCCGCTGGCAAGTGGTCGACTACTGCGGGTGGCCAGTACTACGCCGCGGGCGTAGGGGGCGCGCTAGCGGGCCGAGGCGCTGATTTGTTTGTTATTGACGATCCGCACTCAGAACAGGACGTTCGCGCCAATTCTAGGCTGGCTTTTGATACGGCGTGGAACTGGTTCCAGCAGGGGCCGCTCCAGCGGTTGATGCCGGGCGGCGCTATTATAGTAATCATGACCCGCTGGTCGCTCATTGACCTGACTGGGCGCCTGATCGACTACCAAACCAAGAATCCGAACGCTGATCAGTGGGAGATTGTCGAGCTTCCGGCTATCTTGAACGAAGATACGGAGCAGGAGAAGTCACTTTGGCCGGAGCAGTGGCCGCTTGACCAGCTAAAAAGCAAAAAAGCCAACATGGACCCGCGTTTTTGGAACGCGCAGTACATGCAACAGCCTACGGCTGACACTTCTGCGGTGGTTTCGCGCAAGCACTGGCGCATTTGGCCTAACGATGACCCGCCGCCGTGCGAGTATGTCATCCAATCGTGGGATACGGCGTTTGAGACGAAGAACAATTCGGACTATTCCGCCTGCACTACGTGGGGAGTCTTCTATAACGAAGAAGAAAACAATGCGCCGCAGGTGATTTTGCTCGATGCCTTCAAAGATCGGATGGCGTTTCCCGAATTAAAAGCAACCGCACTTAAACACTGGAAGGAGTGGGATCCAGATGCCTTCATTGTGGAGAAAAAAGCAGCGGGCGCTCCGCTTATCCAGGAGCTGCGTACCATGGGCATTCCCGTTCAGGAATTCTCGCCTAGCCGCGGCAATGACAAAATGGTTCGGATGAACGCGGTAAGTGATTTATTTCATTCAGGAAAAGTCTGGGCGCCAGATACGCGCTGGGCACGTGAAGTGATTGAAGAGATTGCGGCATTTCCCGTTGGGGAAAATGACGACTACGTAGATACGACTACCCAAGCCCTGTTACGATACCGCCAAGGCGGGTTTATTGCGCTGGATTCGGATGAACGGGATGAGCCGTCTATTTTCCGCCGCAGGGCCGCAGCATACTATTAAGGTACACAATGGCAACCAATATCGATAAGTCGCTCTATAGCATGCCGCAGGGCATCAACACGCTGGCTGCGCAGGAAGAACCGATAGAGATTGAGATTGTTGACCCTGAAGCGGTCAAGATCAAAGCGGGTGATTTGGAAATCGACATCGAGAAAGCCGAAGAGTCGGACGCTTTTCACGCCAACCTTGCCGATGAGATTGATGCGGGCGATCTGGATATGCTGGCTGGTGAGCTAGCGGAAGCTATTGAAAACGATCGTGGATCGCGCAAAGACTGGGAGAAGTCCTATAAAGAAGGGCTAAAGCTGCTGGGCCTTCAATATGAAGAGCGCACAGAGCCATGGAACGGCGCTTGTGGCGTGTTCCATCCCATGATTACGGAAGCCGTGGTACGGTTCCAGTCAGAAGCTATCACTGAGTCATTCCCAGCGCAAGGTCCGGTGCGCACCAAGATTCTGGGCAAAGAGACGCCAGAGAAGAAAGAAGCGGCCAAGCGTGTCGAAGACGACATGAACTATGAGCTAACAGAGGTGATGCGCGAGTTTAGGCCCGAGCATGAGCGCATGCTGTGGAGCCTGCCGGCAACCGGCTCAGCATTCAAGAAAGTTTACTTTGATCCGTCGCTGGATCGCCAAGTCTCCATGTTTGTGCCGGCAGAGGACATCATCCTGCCGTACGGCGCGTCTGATATGGACACGTGCTATCGCGTCACGCACGTAATGCGCAAAACGGAGCAGGAGATTATTCGCTTGCAACAAGCGGGGTTCTATCGCGACATTACGTTGCCAGACCCAAGTCGCGAACAGACGGACATCCAAAAGGCCAAGGATAAGGAAACCGGCTTTAGCGATCTCAATGACAACCGCTACATTATTTACGAAGTCCACGCTGATCTGGACATTGCTGGGTTTGAAGATAAAGACGAAGACGGGGAAGAGACTGGGATTGCTCGCCCATACGTGATCACAATTATCAAAGGAACCAACGATGTGTTGGCGGTGCGGCGCAATTGGAAAGAAGACGACGAATTCTGTCGTAAGCGCCAACACTTTGTTAAGTATGACTACATCCCCGGATTTGGCGCGTACGGCTTTGGTTTATTCCATTTGATCGGTGGATTTGCCAAATCAGCCACTAGCATTATGCGCCAGCTTGTTGATGCTGGAACACTCTCCAATTTACCTGGCGGACTAAAATCCCGCGGGCTTCGTATTAAAGGCGATGATACGCCGATTGCACCGGGAGAATGGCGTGATGTTGATGTCGGTTCGGGAGCATTACGGGACAACATACTTCCGTTGCCGTACAAAGAACCATCGAACGTTCTTTACCAGTTACTTTCCACCATTGTGGATGAGGGACGGCGGTTCGCAGCCACGGCTGACATGCAAGTTAGTGACATGTCGGCTCAAGCTCCGGTGGGGACTACGCTCGCTCTCCTAGAGCGCCAGCTAAAAGTAATGACGGCGGTGCAGGCGCGCTTGCACTACAGCTTTAAGCAAGAACTGCGCTTATTGGCGCAGATTATTAAAGATGAAACCGAGCCGGAATATGACTACGAACCCGAGGAAGGGCCGCGTAAGGCGAAGAAGTCTGACTATAACCATGTAGACATTATTCCGGTTAGCGACCCCAACGCGGCGACGTTAAGCCAGCGCGTGGTGCAGTACCAAGCTGTCATCCAGATGGCGCAGATGGCGCCGGACATTTACGACCTGCCGCAGTTGCATCGTCAGATGTTGGAGATTCTGGGCGTTAAGCATGCAGACAAGCTGGTGCCGCTGCCAGAGGACATGAAGCCGCGCGATCCGGTCACAGAGAACATGAACCTGATGAAGAGCGAGCCGGTTAAGGCGTTCTTTTACCAGGATCACAAGTCACATATGCAGGTGCATATGGCGATGATTCAAGATCCGACGATTGCGCAGGCACTCGGACAGAACCCGAAAGCGCAGCAGATTTCCGCTGCGCTCATGGACCATATTGCTGAGCACGCTGGGTTCTTGTATCGCTACCAGGTTGAGCAACAGCTTGGCGCGGCGCTGCCCAAATATGACGCTGATCTGCCGCCAGAAGCTGAGTACGCGTTGGCCAATTTGATTGCGCAGGCATCTAACCAGGTTGTTCAGCAGAACAAGGCGCAGCAAGCGCAGCAGCAGGCTCAGCAGCAACAGCAAGACCCGTTGATCCAGATGCAGATGCAGGAGCTTCAGATCAAGCAGCAGGACTTGCAGCTTCGCCAGCAAGAAACGCAGGCCCGCATCCAGCTTGATTCGCAGAAGGCACAGCTTGATGCGCAGTTAAAGCAGCAGGATATGCAGCTCAAGATGCAGCAGGCGGCAGCGCAGGCGCAGGCGGCACAAGCCCAAGCACAGGCGCAAGCAGGCAAAACAGCTTTGGATCAGGCGCGGCTTGAGATGGACAAAGAGAAAATGGCAGGCGACATGCAGCTTGCCGGCATGAGAATGGGCGCGCAGATCCAAGAGAGCAAAGCGAAGCAAGAAGCCCAGCATGAGCTTGAGGGGCTGCGCATTGGTTCAGATATCGCCAAGCACAAGGCGCAGATGAATGTGCAACAACGTCAGGCACAAAGCCAGACGCAGCGTAAACCGGAGAATAAAACATGATTCATGACTTTGCCCGCGTATTGCGCGAAAAGATCCGCGAAGACTTAAACAATTACGCCGATGATTTGGCTAACGGCGTATGTCAGTCTTTTGAGGAGTATCGGAAACTCTGTGGTGTCATTCAAGGTCTAGCCATCGCAGAGCGTTACATTATCGACCTTGCTAAAAAAGTGGATGAAGCCAATGACGGATGAACTTACGCCGGAGCAAAAAGCAAAGACAATTCCTGCCCCAACCGGGTGGAAACTTCTTTGCGCTATTCCTGAAATGGATGACACGTTTGAGGGCACTGACATTGTCAAGCCCGATGCGTTTATCAAACAGGAAGAGCCTGCATCAACGGTGCTTTTTGTAGTAAAGATCGGCCCTGACGCATATAAGGACAAAGCAAAGTTTCCTTATGGTGCTTGGTGCAAAGAGGGCGATTTTGTTTTGGTACGTGCCTATTCCGGCACGCGATTGAAAATCTTTGACCGCGAATTCCGTCTGATCAATGACGATCAGGTTGAAGCTGTTGTGGAAGATCCCCGTGGCATTAGCCGCGCTTAACTGAGGTGATACATGGAAGAGTACAAATTTCCCGATGAAGGTGGTGGCGTCCAGGTAACAAAAGCCAGCGACGAAGACATCGAAGTAGAGATTATTGACGATACGCCCGAACAAGACCGGGGGCGCAAGCCGCTGGAGAAAGAAGTTGAAGATCCTACCGAAGACGAAATTGAATCGTACTCGGACAAGGTAAAGGGGCGGATCAAAGAACTGACGCATGCGCGCCATGATGAGCGCCGTGCCAAGGAGGCTACGCTGCGGGAGAAGCAAGAGCTTGAACGCTTTGCTCAGCAGTTGTTGGCCGAGAATCAACAGCTCAAACAGTATGTGGACAACGGCACTGTTCAGTATGCTGAAACTGCCAAGGTTGCGGCTGAAGCAGAATTGGCTGCTGTGCGTCGCCAATACAAGGAAGCGCAAGAAGCGTTTGATACAGACGCTATTATTGCGGCACAGGAAGCTTTGACCGAAGCCAAGTTAAAACTGGAGTCGATTAAAAATTTCCGGCCAACTCCTTTACAAACCACTTCCGATACTGTACAAAGACAACAACCCGTTCCCCAAGCGGTTCAACCGGACGAAAAGACACTGCGCTGGCAGGCCAAAAACCAGTGGTTCGGAGCACAGGGGTATGAGGAAGTTACCAGCTACGCACTAGGGCTGCATCAAAAACTAGTCAGTTCGGGCACAGACCCGCGAAGTGATGAGTACTTCCAGGCAATAGATTCACGCCTGCATAAGACCTTTCCTGACATGTTTGGGGGGTCTGCCTCCAAGAAACAATCGGCAGTTGTTGCGCCTGCGACACGTTCATCAGGCACTCGGCAGATCAAACTTACTACCACGCAGGTTGCGCTGGCTAAAAAGTATGGACTGACCTTGAAACAATACGCTGACCAAGTTGCTAAATTGGAGAATTCAAATGGCTGAAACTACTACCCGTACTCCCCGTGACCTGGCGTCGCGCGAAAAAACTGCTCGGAGCGTCTATGTGCCCCCGAGTTCTCTGCCAGATCCTACCCCTGAAGCGGGCTATGCTTTCCGTTGGATTGCAACGCACATCATGGGTCAAGCCGCACATACCAATGTGTCCGGTAAGTTTAGGATGGGCTGGGTTCCGGTTAAGGCTAAAGATCATCCCGAACTGATGGTTCAGGGTAATTCTGATGGCAATGTGGAAATCGGCGGGCTTTTGCTTTGCAAAATCTCGACTGAAAAAGCGGAGTCCATGGCGGATTACTACAACGATCAGGCACAAAAACAAATGGAGTCTGTGGATAACAACTTCATGCGTAACAACGACCCCCGCATGCCGCTGTTTGCGGATCGCAAGTCCACGGTCAGTCGCGGCGGATTTGGTTCTGGTATTAAATAACGGAGTTTTTAAATGGCTTATCCTGTTGTAAATGGCCCTTACGGGCTACTTCCGCAGAACTTGATCGGTGGTCAAGTCTTTGCGGGTTCGACGCGGATGATTCCGATTGCTAGTGGTTATGGCACCGGCCTGTACTATGGCGACCCGGTTAAGTTCACTTCGGACGGCACGCTGATCACTTCCGGTCTGGCGTACAACTCGGCTGCTTCGGAAACCGGCGGCACGCTGGGTATTTTCCTTGGCTGTGAGTACACTCCCGGCAGCACGGCTACTGCGCAGGGCACCGGCCCTCTGTATGGCAAGCAGCGCTTCCAGTCTTGGGCGGCTAGCACGGTTGCGGCTGACGCAGTTGCGTACATTCTTGATGACTACGATGTGATCATGAAGTCCGCGATGATTGCGTACAACACAAGCGGCACGCCTGTTATTGGCGCAGCTCCTGCTCTGGCGTTGGGTACTAACCTGACCTCGATGGCAACGGCTACGGCTAACACGGGTAGCGGCAGCAATGCGTTTGGTAACTCAAACGTCGGTCTGATGCTGGCTTCGGGCAACATCCGTCGCACGGCAACTTCTCCGTTCCGTATTGTTGGTCTGGTTCCTGAAACCCAGCTCGTTACTACTTCAGTTGGCACCGCATCTAGCGCTTCTACGGCTGTGACGCTGACTGCTGCTAACTCGCAGATCCTCACGGGTATGCTGGTTACTGGCACCGGTATTGCTGCTGGTACTGTCGTAGCGGCGGTTTCGGGTACTTCGGTTACGTTGTCGGCTAACACCAGCGCAGCTATCACCGCCGGTACGTTGACGTTCAACGGGTATCAAGAAGTACTGGTTAAGTGGAACTTCGGTTACCACGCCTACCAGAACGCAGTTGCGATCTAAGGAGTAACTTAAAATGGCAATTTCACGCGCCCAACTACTCAAGGAACTCCTTCCGGGTCTCAACGCCCTGTTCGGTCTTGAGTACGCCCGTTATGGCGAAGAGCATAAAGAGATCTACGAAACCGAGAAATCGGAGCGTAGCTTTGAAGAAGAAACCAAGCTGTCTGGTTTCTCCGCTGCTCCAGTCAAGAACGAAGGTCAGGCAATTGCGTACGACAATGCGCAGGAAGCCTTCACCGCTCGCTACAACCACGAAACCATTGCGCTTGGTTTCTCGATCACTGAAGAGGCGATCGAGGACAACCTGTACGACAGCTTGTCTGCTCGTTACACCAAGGCTTTGGCTCGCGCCATGGCTTACACCAAACAGGTGAAAGCTGCTTCGGTGATCAACAACGGTTTCAACACTGCCTATATCGGTGGTGATGGCAAGCCGCTGTTTAGCACGGCGCATCCGCTGGTTTCTGGTGGTACGAACAGCAACACGCCTTCCACGGCTGCTGACTTGAATGAAACTTCGTTGGAAAACGCGGTTATTCAGATCGCTGCCTGGACGGATGAGCGCGGCCTGCTGATCGCAGCAAAGCCCCGCAAGCTGATCATTCCGCCTGCCCTGATGTTCGTTGCTACCCGTCTGTTGGAAACCAGCCTGCGTGTTGGTACGACCGACAACGACATCAACGCTCTGAAGAACAACGGTGCAATCCCCGAGGGTTACACTGTTAACCACTTCCTGACCGACGCGAACGGCTGGTATTTGACCACCGACGTTCCTAACGGCCTGAAGCACTTTGAGCGTATGCCGTTGACGAACTCAATGGATGGAGACTTTGATACCGGCAACGTGCGCTACAAGGCACGTGAGCGTTACAGCTTTGGCTGGAGCGACCCGCTCGGAATCTACGGTTCGCCCGGATCGAGCTGATCTAGGTAAAGGGAAGGGGGCCAAAAGCCCCCTTTTCTTTTTATACAATACGTGTTATAAAGACCCATACCTAGACCACCCGACTTGCTGACTGACTAGGCAGACTTCCCTCAAGAGACAGCAAGTTTTGATTTGAGGATTTATCATGGGTTTCGCTACGCACCTTGGCCCTTGGCTACTCGGCACTGTTAAAAACACGACCGGTACGACCGCAGGCACGATTCAGAATCTGGGTTCGACGATTGTTGCCCAGACTGACACTGTTACGTTTGCCGATACTACGGCAGCTACTTTGGCAGTTCTTCCTGCCGGCGCATGTATTACGGCGGTTCAGTTGATCGTTGATGGCGTTGTATTTAACGGCACTTCGCCTACGTTGACTATCAAGAACGGCTCGACGACGATTGGCACCATTAGCCCGACTTCCGGTACTGGTGGGGCATACGCTATGACGGCTACCACAACGGTTGCAGATGCCGCCAAAATCACCAACGTCGGTTCGACGGATGCAATTATCACGTACACGGTTAGCGGTACTTCGGTGACGACTGGTTCTGGCACGTTGATTATTGCCTACATCGTCCGTGGTTCTGATGGCGTGATGTACCCGACCCCGCAGCAGAACTAATTAAGGGGCTGATATGCGCCCGATTGTTTACACAATTGTTGGGGGGAATGGTACTCAGACCTACTCCCCCGTATGCCCAGTTGATCACTATGTTTCCCCGGCTAATATCGGTTTAAACGTAGTGGTCACTGGGACCATCACCTATACGGTGCAGTACACGTTTGATAACGTGTTTGCGGCTGGGTATGACCCGAATGCGGGTAGTGCAAACTGGACTAGCCATCCAACGCTAGGTACGCAGACTATTACGAAAGACTCCAACATTTCGTATCCTGTACGGGGTATTCGGATTATTTCTCCGGCGTCCCCTGCATCGACTGGAACTGCTACTTTGACCATCATCCAAGGTGGTGGAGGCGGATTAGCATGATTGCTAGCAGTATTGATGGGTCCAACTCGACTCTTGACTTGCTATCGACACTGCTTGCTGACCCGACTGTTTATGCGGATAAGCTCAAGGCGCTGACCGAAGCCACTGCTGAAAACAAAAAGTATGTGGACTTGGTTGGCCCTGCCTCTGAGATTCTAGCTACTCGGGCACAAGCTGACGCAGACCGCGCAGCCGCAGCTAAAGCTGTAGCAGATGCAAAAGCACAAGCCGATAATATTGTTGGTGGCGCTCAAGCAGATGCTGCGGCGATTCTTGCAGAAGCTCAAGGCCAAGCTGATACTTTAGTAGCT